CTTATGGTGCCGTGCGAACATCTCTGCGTTTCTTGGAGCGTGCCGAGATGATTGAAAAGAAGAAATCCGGTGTGTTCACACTCTTGGTTCCAACACAGAAAGGATTTGACTGGTTCCGGCCTAAACAGCCGTGACATTTCGATCCTACTCTCTACTCTTTCTTTCTTTCTTAAGAGAAGTAAGAGAAGAGAGACGGATCTGAATGCACACCGGTCCTTCATCATGACAGATACTCCGGACGAAGAAGAAGAAAAGTCCACTCACAAGCTCAGCGATGACGATTGGAAAGAGGCATCCCGGCTTTATGAAGTCGAGGATCAAAACCTTGTAGACATCGCGGACAAGTTCGGCGTGTCACGGCAGGCGTTGTCGAAGCGGTTCAAAGCTTCCGGCGTTGTGCGTGGCGCAAAGAAACCTGCTGTTGGCCCCGTTACGGCTCCAGAGCCCGACCGTTTCTCGAACAAACGCGAGGAGTGGATCGAAGAAACGCGGATGGAAGGCTACAACAGCCTTCGGCAAGCTTCCATGCTGGCGCGTAAAATTGTCATCGATGCGATGAAGGCTAAAATAAAGATCGACGCCGTGGAAGATCAGATCCGGGCGGCCCAGCGGTATAGCCGCTTGCTTCAGGACAACCTGGCGGCACGGCTGACACTGCTTGATGCGGCCGGATACGTTGGCGGCGAAGATCTGCCGATGCTTCAGATCGAAGACTTGACCGACGAAGAGATCCTTCAGCACCACAAGAACACCGGCGTCTACGACGAGAGCGTCACGGTTGAGGATATGCTGCAAGAAGAGATCGAACTGGGGAACCTTGACGAATGAGTGTCATGGTTGCCCCACCGCCGACCAAGCGCATCATCAGATCGCTCAAGGTCCACAAATACCAGAAGGTCGTTATGCGATCCAAGGCGCGTTTTCGCGTCGTTGTGGCTGGTCGTCGATGGGGCAAGACGCAAGTTTCAAAGATCTCGCTGGTCATCCAGGCTGCCGCGAAACGCAATCAGCTCGTTTGGTATGTCGCTCCGACGTATCAGATGGCACGCGACATTATGTGGGACGATCTGAAGGCGTCCATTCCAGATAAGTGGATCCGGAAGATCTACGAAAACCGCATGGTCATCTATTTGATCAACGGCTCCAAGATCCACCTCAAAGGCGCCGACAAGCCAGACTCGCTCCGCGGTGTCGGTCTGAACTTCGTCGTCATCGATGAGGCGCAGGACATCAAAGAAGAAACTTGGGAGATGGTTCTTCAGCCAACCCTGGCAACTACCAACGGTCAAGCGATCTTCATCGGCACACCAAAGTCATACAACTGGCTCTATCATCGCTACATGCTGGGCAAACGCGGTGTGATGGTTGAAGACGCACGCGGCAAGATGGTCAAGAACGAATGGGAGAGCTGGCAGTTCCCGACGATCACCTCACCGTTCATTCCGGCCCGAGAAATCGTTGCACGTCGGCGCGATATGGATCCGAAGTCGTTCCGACAGGAGTTCGAGGCCAGCTTCGAGGTTATGTCCGGACGGGTTTACTACGCGTTTGACCGCACTTTGCATGTTGGCAAATACCCGTTCAACCCAAAGCTACCGATCTACATCGGTATGGACTTTAACATCGACCCGATGTCCGCAATTGTCTGCCAGGAGCAGGCAAACGGTGAAATCTGGGTCGTGGATGAGTGCGTGCTTTACGGATCGAACGTCCAGGAGATCGCGGACGAACTGGTGCGGCGCTATTACCGCTACATCAACCAGATCTCGCTTTATCCTGACCCTGCCGGCAACAACCGAAATCAGGGCAGGGGTGAGACATCGCTGGATATCCTGCGCGAAGCCGGTTTCAAATCGATCTACTTCAAGCGCAAGCACCCAGCCGTGCAAGACCGTGTCAACGCGGTCAACCGTCTGTTTCAGACAGCAGAAGGCACCGTGCGTTTGCGGATCAACGATACGTGTCGCCGGTTTATCGATAGCGCCGAGCAAACCATCTACAAGGAGAACTCAAGCGAGGTCGATAAGAGCCAGGGCAAAGAGCATGAAATGGACGCTTTTGGCTATTTGGCAGACTTCCGCCACCCGATGCGCAAGATGACAATTTTGGGTGTATCGGTTTGATCTTGCTATTCAGTAACTGCTGACTTATTCTAGGAACTGTAATTTGGAGTTATCATGGCACGAGCGGTCACTAAATCTCAAGTCGAGACGGCGCAGGACGATGGTCTGCGTGCGTTCTACGATCGCCGTCATCCTGGCTATCAGGACGCGCTTGGACATTGGAACTTCCTGGATCTGTGCTACCGCGGCGGCCGTGAATGGTTTGCGACGAACATTTGGAAGTATCACAAAGAAGGCACCAAGGAATACGCAGATCGCCTCGATCGCGCATACCGTTTCAACCACACACGCGAAGTCGTGGAGCTGGTTCACAAGTATCTCTACAAGGCTGGCGTCACTCGCAATGAGGTTGACGCGCCTGACGAGGTCAAGAAATTCTGGAAAAACGCAACCCTGAAGGGGTTAGGCGTCGATCAGATGATGCGGCAGAACTCTGTCGGCAACTCTATCGGTGGTCGGGTCGCAATCGTGATCGACAACAACATCGTAACCGAGGTCATGACGGAAAGCGGCACAGCGCGCAAGCTGAGCAAGAAAGAGTCCGAAAAGCTGGGCGGCCGTGTTTATGGCTACGTTGTGCCGGTCAAAGATATTCTTGATTACGCCTTTGACGAAGATGGCGACGGAAATCTGCTTTGGATCAAATTGCGCGAGCTGGTTCGTGATGACTCAGATCCGATCAATTCAACCGGCGAATACGTCTCGCGCGTTCGGCTTTGGACACGCACGTCATGGCAGCTCTACGAAGAGATCGCCGACGGCAACGCAAACTCTGACAAAGCCAAGATGAATGTCAAACTGTATGACCAGGGTGATCACAACCTCGGCTTCGTGCCGGTCTACCTGTCCGATCACACAATCGGCGACGACCCGTATCACGCACCTGGGCTGATCGATGACATCGCCTATCTGGATCGCGCCGTTGCGAACTATCTCAGCTCGCTCGATGCGATCATTCAGGACCAGACATTCAGCCAGTTGGCTATTCCGGCGCAGTCGGTTCAGCAGGGCGATGATATGTTCAAAAAAGTCATGGAGATGGGAACCAAGCGGATCTTCGTCTATGACGGCGGCGCTGGCTCTTCAGCTGTGCCTGTTTACCTGAGCCCGGACCCAAAACAAGCTGGCGTGATCCTTTCGGTGATCAGCAAGATTATCAACGAGATCTACCATACAATCGGTCTCGCCGGTGAGCGCACCAAGGAAGATAACTCTGTCGGTATCGACAACTCTTCCGGTGTGGCCAAGGCGTATGACTTTGAGCGGGTGAACTCGCTGCTACTGACGAAGGCTCAGTCTTCCGAAGCGGTTGAGAACTGGATCGTGAACACTGTTTTGGCGTGGCATAAAAAGGCCCCACCAGCTGAGCCGCTGGTTGTTTACCCAACAACTTTCGACGTTATGCGCCTGATCGATGACTTGGTCACAGCGGAAGCGCTTGCAAAGGTCGAAGCACCAATTGAAGTGCGCCGTCTTCACATGCGCGGAACAGTTTCGAAACTCTTCCCGCAAATTTCGATCGAGGAGCGCAAGAAACTCGAAGCGTCCATCGACGATTGGCTCGAAGGCACAGATCAACTTCTTCCACCAACCGACTTTGGCGGGGCGCCCGTAGCGGCTCCTAACCGTCAGGGCTCGGTTACAGCAGATACAGAATAACAAGGTCGTAGCGAGAAACTGCACAACGACCTGCCACAGAGTTCGGCCAAGATACCGGCCACACCGCGAATCACGCGCACAACAGAACGCCCGAGATACTGGGCAAGGAGAAGATCATGTTTAACTACCGTAGTTCTATGGCATATGGCCAACGTCAAATCACATTCGATAAGCCAGGTGAAGGCAATCCTGGTGATGCGGCTGACGCAGCTGCAACCGAGGCGGCTGCTAAGGTCGCCGCAGATGCAGCAATCGCAAAAGCTGCCGCAGATGCAGCCGAAGCGAAAACCGCAGCCGATAAAGCCGCCGCAGATCTTGCCGCTGCCGAAGCTGCAAAGAAAGACGTTCCTCCTGCAACTGATGCGGAGAAGGCTGATCTTCTGCGCGAAGTTATGGACAAGAAGGCCAAGCTGAAAGAGGCGCAAGATGCGCTGAAGCTTTTTGATGGCATCGACCCTGTAAAGGTGCGCGAGCTGCTCAAGAAAGAAGCTGACGCCGAAGTGGCCGCTGCCGAAGCACGCGGCGAATTTGACCGCGTCAAAGAAATGATGGCTACCGAACATACGAAGGACATGGACAAGCTTAAGGCTGACATGGAAGCGCTGCGCACAGTTGACGGCGAGAAGAACTCCCTGATCGACAAGCTCACACTGGGCAATGACTTCGGCACATCCTCGTTCATCAAAGAGAAGACGATTTTGTCCGTCGACAAAGCACGCAAGCTTTACGGCGATCACTTCGAAGTCAAAGATGGTCGCACGGTTGCGTTCGACAAGCCTGTTGGCGCAGTCAACCGCACGATGTTTGTGGATAGCTCCGGCAACGCTCTGGCGTTCGACGAGGCGATTTCGCGCATCATCAATGCAGATCCGGACAAGGATACGATGGTTCGTGTTGATGCTCTACCAGGTGGTGGCTCACGCTCCGACCCGGGCAGCAAGTTGACGCCAAAGCCGGCAGATACCGGTTTACGCGGCGCATCACGTATCGCAGCTGCGATCAAAGGCGACTTCTAAAACCTCAACGGTTTATTACGATTGCTAAAAAGCGGGGGCATCTGAATGGTGTCTCCGCTATAAAATAAGCTGTTGTTTATTTTTCTTCTTGAGCTTCTGGTCCTAAGTGTGGTAAATAAGTCACAACTGACTTACTCAGATGATCTTAAGGAGACACTGATGCCACTTTTGGAAGCCGAAGCCCTAAAGCTGTCTATGGAAGACCGCCAGCGTGGCGTTATTGAAGAGATCATCGACAAAGATGAGCTTTTCGCCCTTTTCCCTTTTACACAAGCAACTGACCTGACCTACAGCTACGTCCGTGAAAAGACTGCTGCTGGTGGCGCATGGTTCTCTGCTTACGAAACTCTCGAAGAGAGCGCGTCCGAGTTCGACCCTGTGAACGTTACGCTGAAGCGTATCGCTGGTCAGGTCGACATCGACAACTTCCAAGCGGAAGTCCAATCTGGTCTGAACGATCAGGTTGCTATTCAGTTGGCGCAAAAAGCCAAAGGTATGGGTCGTCAATTCCGCGCCGCTCTGGTCAATGGCGACTCCGCTGTAGATGTCAAAACTTTTGACGGTTTGAAGAAGCTGACACCAGCCGCTCAGACACTCTACACCGGCGTAAACGGCGGTCCAGTTTCTTTCTCGATGCTCGATGAGCTGAAAGATGCCGTGAAACTTGGCGCTGATGCATTCATGATGCGTCAAGGCACATGGCGTGCAATCCGCGAACTGAACCGCGCAATGGGCGGTAACATGGCGGATCACATCATGTTGAACAACTTCGGCATGCCGGTTAAAGCGTTCGATGGCACACCTGTCATCATCAACGACTTCCTGCCTATCGACGAAGTTCGTGGCACAGAAACAGCATCAACTTCGATCTACGCACTGCGTTTGAACGAAGTCGACGGTTTCCACGGTCTCTTCGGCGGCCCTGCTGCTGGTTTCCGGATGGAAAAAGTCGGCCTGCTTGAGACCAAAGACGCGACACGCTGGCGGATGAAGTGGTATGTTGCTGCTGCTCTGAAAGCGACACATGCTGTATCCCGCCTTGGTGGTGTTACGAACATCTAACTTGTCAGTAAGTCCTGACTGATCTATGATGAGGGGCGGGTCACACCGCCCCTTTTTCGTTTGAGGTAGCATGAAGCATATCGAAATCTACGGACAAGCAGATACGCCCCGCATGTTAGAGGCGGAATCCTTCTGTTTGAGGGCCGGATACGCTCATGTTCTTCGAAACACGCGCGGCGACGATCATAACTTTCAAGAGTTTATGCGGCGCTCACCGCGAATGGGTTCGTTCCCACAAATCTTTATCGGCTCTGAAAAGATCGGCTCGCTGCGCGATCTTCAAAATCTTGAGTCTTACATTGTGCAGCAGAAAATCAACGGATAAATTATGGATCACAAGCACCTCAAGTTCAACAACACCACTCATACCAATTTCGATGGAAACATCGGCGTTCATACCTTCAAGGGTGGCGTTTCGGTAGAAAAGATTTCTCGCGTCGAACGCGACCGTCTTTCTGCGGCTATGAACTTTCACGAAATCAATGAAGACGGCTCATCCCACCCCGCTGGCCCAGCTTATCGTCTGGTTGCAGAGGCCGCCACACGCGCGCCAGTTCTCGTAGACCTGGAGCGCCAGACCGAGATGGGAAAAGCGGCTGAAGTGATCAAGATGTCGCAGGAAACCTCTTTCAATCCGCCAATCTACACATACGAAGAGCTTACAGCTATCGCTGATAAGAGCGGCATCACTGGTATTCGCGAAGTTGCAATTCATTGGAACGTCAAACACCGCGCGCTGGTCGTTCTAATCCAGATGATCTTGGACTCGCAGCAGCTCTTCGAAGAGGCAAAGCAGTCTCGCGTTGACGCGAAAGCGGCACAGGAGGCGGAGAAGGCAAAGGTCAACGCGCCGGCGATTGACTCGACGACCGCTGCACGATTGGCCAAAGAACTCAACGACGCCGAAGATGCCGCAGCTGACGCGGATCTGGTGCAGCCGGTTGGCGATGTCCAGACGGAAGTCGAGAATGTGGATATCCTGGCAGCAGCTGTGTCTGGCGATCTGGGCGCCGCGCTCGTTGAACCAACCGATGTCGAAACTGTTGAGCCTGCGGTCGTCACTCCGGCCGAGGTGAAGTAAGATGACAACTGGGTTGAAATTTTATCCTGAGAACTTCACCGTCGAGGTCGTCGTCCCGTTTGTCGATCTAAACGGTGCGACATTCGTGCCAACCGCGATATCAGCACAGCTGTTCAACGGCGAAGACGAATTGCTGGAGGTTTTCGACCCAGTTGTCTTTAATATCGCCGATGTATCGGCAACGATCACAGTCTTGCCGATGTATAACCAGATCATGGGTGGCACGCGCGAGGCGCGTATTCTTCGGGTCACGCTCACTTCGGCGCTTGGAGATATCACTAAGAATTTAAGCTACGTCATTGAGACAGACCAACGCTTAGTCACGATGACAAACACCTTTCAGTCATATGAGGCCGCTGAGATCCTGGCTCTGGATACGGTCAACGCGTTTGGATGGAAGGATGCGGACGAAGAGGCGCGAAAAGTCGCCCTGGCCGACGCGTATCGGCGTTTGACCAATATCCCAATGACATACGGCATCAAGAACATAGATGGTGTCGTTGTTCAGGATTACGTGATCGAGCGCGATGAATGGATAGAGATCAACTCCGACGTCTTTGCGGCATTTCCTACCCACTTCAAACGCGCGCTGCGCTTGGCTCAGGTTGTAGAAGCGGCCGAGTTGCTTTCGGGTGACGAGATCGCAGCAAAGCGCCGGTCCGGTGTTATCACCGAAACGATCGGTGAAAGCTCTTTGACCTTGCAGAGTGGCGGTGTTGATTACGGTATCAGCGCTATGACGCGCACCGCGCTGGCTGGGTATCTGCATTTCAACATGCGGATTGCGAGAGCGTAACATGATCAACGAAATCGCCTATGCCGCACAAAGTCGCTACGCCACCCTAATCGATGGCTGGCGTTCGATCTTTACCGCAGAGTTGATGTCGTCCGACTTCTCGGCATCAGCGACGCGCGCCCGTGTTGGTCGGCGAGCCTGGGCGATGGCGTTTGATCTTTACTACAAAGGCGAGCGCAAGTTGATTGCGGAAGAGATAAGCCGTGTCTCAGAAACAGCTCAGGGAGCGCTTCTTAGTGTTTTGACTGACACACAGCGCAAAACAGTGAAGGACGCGCTGATACAGCACCAGAATGCGTCTGTCGCGTATTTGAACGTCGAGATTGAGATGCTTGTGCGTCTTGATGTCGTCACACTGAAGCAACGCTTCATGGAAAGCGTCATCGACATAGAACGGCGGTCGCGTCTTCGTGGTATTCCAAAGCAGCAAGCGTTGATCGAAATCGAAATGACACGGCCACAAATCGGCCGCCGTGATAGCGCAGGCCGCCTGTTCAGCTCTGATATTGTCGCACGCAACGCTTGGCGGCTCACACTGCTGGGTATTCAGAACGAGATTGTTCTACAGGTCGCAACTGCACTGGGCGCGCGCCGAGTGAAGATTATGAAACCAGATCGCGCCGGTCCGGTTCTGCAAGGACACGTCTCTCTTGATGGCTTAACCGACGGGCTCGACTTTGAAACTGCGCGGCGCCAGTTCTTTCACCCCAATTCAAATGCCTATTTGGAGATCGAAAATGTTTAGACCGAACTCAATGGGTATATTGCGCTCAATTGAAAGCCGTGACGTGCATGGTCGCGAGAACTGGGGCGTGGAGAGATCTTGTGCGTTCGCGCCGGTCAATCTGAACGTCCGCACGCAGAAGACGACCGTGCGTGCGGACAGCTCTGCTTCGCGCGGATCTGCGGATGAGAAGGTTTCGGATCGCGCGAAGATCTTGGTTGGAAAAGCGACAAGCATAAAAATCTCTGACAAATTCTATTTTGACGGTATCTCCTATGAGGTCGTCTCTGTGCATTACCGCCGGTCTGTCACCGGAAGGGTCGACCATATTGAATGCGGCTTGGCGCTGTTGCCGTGAAAATGTCCTTCAAGGCATCTGGTGTCGGCCGTGTCGCAGCTGAGCTACGTCAGGTTGCCGAGCGCACCTCTGACGGCGCCCGGGGCCAGATGAAGCGCGCCGCGGCTCGTATCGTAGACCGCGCACAAATCTATGTGCCTGAAGACACGACGGCTCTGCGCGAGTCTATCCGGATCGAGAAGACATATGAGGGCAGGGGGCGCCTGGCGATCGATGTCGTTGCAGGTAACGCGACCGCGATCATGGAGAGCGGTAAGCTTATCAACCTCGATCAATACGCCTGGATTATTCATGAGCGCTACTCGCAGTTCAAGCCAGGGCGCCGCACGCGCGAAAAGATGTCAGAAAACCCGACCGCGCAGATTGGCGAAGGATTTATGACGCGCGCCTATGAGGATGAAGAAGAACGCCTTGAGCGTCAGATGGTTGAAACGGTCACAAATATCATTCGGAGCATTATGGTATGATTTACGATATTCTTGAGCAAAAGATTACAACGAGCTGGGCGGATCTGACCCCGGGCGTGAGCCTGTTTCGACACATGCTTCCTTCGGAGTGTGATTTCGGTGTGATGACACGCGGTCCGTCGGCGGGCGTCGTCATCGATGAATACATTCCTGGTTGGTATAAGACAGATATTCAGGTCGTCACGCGGCATACCGATCCTGTGAAGGGTTACAATCTTGCGAGCCAAATCGCACGGGCGCTGAAGGTTGAAGCGGAGGAGGTCTATCCTCCATCTGAGGAGCGCGACAGGACCGTCATCAAGGTCTTTCAGGCGAAAACATTGCCTATCCAGTTTCCCCGACTGGAAGGTAACGGTTACGAATTTTCGCAACACTTTCTGGCGTGCTTCAGTTTTGAATCCATTGACCGCAATTTGTAAATATGTTAGCACTTACTTACTAATTTTCAGAGGGCATTATGGCGTTCAAACAGGGTGACACTTTCGATTTTGCCGGGACCGCCGCACTTGTTGTGAACGGTAAGCCTCTTATTGACATGACGGGATGGACAGCGATCTCTCAAGTGAGAACGAAGAGTGACGCTTTGATTGCAGACCTCACAGTTGAGTGGTTGGATATTACGAAATCCAGCATCAGGGTTTTTATGAATGGCTCCACACAAGCTTGGCCGCCCGAGACCTTAAATATCGATGTTCAGTTTACGTCTCCATCTGGTGGTGTTGTTTCCACAGAGACATCTCAGATCAATGTTGGTCGAGACGTGTCGAGAAATGCTTAATCTTAAACCCGTCACATCAGTTTCTGTCACTTTAGAGGCAACAATCACCGGCTCTCTTTCCCTGGTTAGCAGTAGCAGCGTCAGCCTTATTTTGAAAAAGGCAGGGACGGGGATTTTGAAGTTTGGTGCGGCGGACACGACTATAAGCGCAGCTCTGTATCCGTTTGTCAGTGGCGGCGGCGATCTTCTGATTACGGAGTGGTGACGTGCCGAGATACAATATCGCGAAGACGGCCGCGCTGCCTGAAGTTTTCACGCCAAACACTCTCTACCTTGTCAAGCGAGACTCTGGTTTCGACTTCTACGTTTCGGACAACGATGGAGTAGGCGTTCGGCCAATAAATGCCGAGCCTGACGTAGATCCCGGCGCGTCAACATTTTCCTATAACGCGGATGCCCTTTCTCGAGTGAATTTCGAGAACGGCGATAGTAAGGTTTTCACATACATTGACGACTTGCTCATGTCTGTGACCAGCGCGACCTCAAGTGGTGTCATTGTGACATCATTTGAATACGACACCGACGGGGTTCTCGTCGGTATATCTAAGGCATAAGAGGAAAAAAATGCCCCACAAATCTATCGTAAATAAGCTGCTCATTACCGCAGCCGACGCAGGTATTTCCACAAACGGCACCTACGATCTTTTCGTTTCGCCTACTTTCAATGCGCCAAGTGACTACGCGGCCGGCGATGCAAGTCTTGAGCTTGTTATCTTGTATGAGGACAACCTTCCGGACCCTGAGCAAGTTGTTGCAAAATACTCCCTATCTGCCATTCTTGAAACAGCAGATGGCGTTGGTAACTGGAACCCTTTTCATTACCAATTTCGTCCTTTCGTAAAGGCAGAAAGCGGCAACCGTTTCATCATTCAGCTGAGCCCGAACACGTTGATTTTCGATCAAGGTGTTCCTATTGACATCTTTGACGGCGTTCGCACGATCGCTTCGGAATGCCCAAAAGCAGGCCGCATGCCTGACGGCTTCCGTCTTCGCGTATTTGTGAATGAATTTGGCATGAACGTTGACGGCACGCCGTCAATTAGTTCATTCCAAAGCGTTGTTCTGACTTCGTCTTTCCGCACGTTCTAAACCTAGAAGGGTCTTGTTATGCCTATTGCAGTTATCACAGCCGACAATTTTCGTCTCGAAGACGGTGAGACGAACAACGGCTGGGGTTCGCTCGGTGGCGGACCAAGCCCTTCTTCCGAGGGCTCGTTTTACTACCAGGGTGGAAATTTGGTAAACAAGAAAATCACCGGAACAGGTGGTGTTACTTATGATCCAACGTCAGATGGTCAGGCGGGTGTTGATTTTACAGCGCCCACTACGCGTCATTGGTTGGCGAAGGTCATCGTTACGGACTATGGCGGTCTGGATGCTACATCCGGCTCGCGTTTGAGAATCGGGTCGGGCACTAATGCCTTCCATCAGGTGAACCTCGCTGGATCGGCCGCGGCGATCGATCGCCTAAAAACTTATCCCCAAAAGGGCGGCTTTATCGTGATGGCGGTGTCCCCTAACGTCCCCGGTTTCCGAGAGCTTACAGTCGGTAACCCGATTTTAACCGCGGTTGATTATTTCGGTTTCGAAGCGAACTTTGCATCCTCGCAGGCAAAGTCTGAAAACGTTGGTATGGATGCGATTGATATCGGAACGGGTCTTACGCTTGTGGGTGGCGGGGCAGGGTCGCCTGCTGGAAACTGGCGAAGCTTTTTCGAAACAGACGAAGGTGTTATTGCAAACAGATGGGGATACGCCCAATCTATCGATAACTCGATTGCGCAGCTAACCGGCGCAATGAGAATTGGTGACGGCTCGACGCAGACTGAGTTTTCAGGATCAGGGTCTGTAATTTGGGTTGATGGATTGTTTGAGCCAGGATTTAGTTCCCCGGTGGTTGACCTGACGCTGTCCGGCGTAACATTTAAGGATGTCGCGACGCACACGTCCCTTGGTTCAGCTTCGATTTCAGACACCAGAGCTGATTTTACTTACGTGGGAACGACGCGCCTGGCAAATGTGTCTCACACTTTGGGAAACTTTCGAAACTACAATATGACCTCTTCCGTTACCGTGGATGATGGAACGATTAGCGTTGCCCGTATCAATCAAAATCTTGGCAGCATTGTGAATTCCGTCATAAATTGCGTGTCTCTAGCGAACGAGGCTGTAATCATAGACCCCACATTTGCAAACCTTATCGGAAATACGTGGAACCAGAGGGGTCTCGGTCATGCGATAGAGATAACAGCCCCTGGGTCATATAGCGTGGTTGGTCAAACCTTCGCGGGGTTTGGCGCCGATGAAACAGCCAATTCTGCGATCCACAATAACTCCGGCGGCCTCGTTACGATCAACGTAACCAGCGGATCCACACCGACCGTGACAAATGGCGCCGGCGCATCGACTGTTGTGAATAACCAAATCTCACTTACGTTGACGGGTGTTCAGCCTGGGTCCGACATAGTCATTTTAAACGCCGGAACAGAGATCGTGCGTGCCGATGTGGATGCCAATGCTGGCACGACATACGCCTATTCGTATCAGATTTTGGGCAATGTCGATATCGCCGTGTATCGGTCAGGGTATGTTCCTTTTGTTATTCGAGACTACCCACTGTCTTTAAGCAACGGATCTGTTCCTATTGGTCAGCGCTTGGATCGTGCGTTTTTGAACTAAATAATCAGTTACCATTTACTTACTTTTGTAGTATGGTTGTTAGAACCGCCTTTTGGCGAATAAAAAAATGGAGAACATCATGGTTAAAATTACAGACGGTGACGATCTTAACGTAGGAGTTGAGATCACTATCGACACGACGGCGAGAACCTTTACTCTTATTGAGGCTGGGAATCTCATCGCAAAAGATGGCGTGACCCTTCAGGCTCTCTACTCGAAATTCATTAAGCTTTGGGAAACCTCCGCTTACAACAAATTCCCGTTTCCAATGTATGCGATTGACGCCAAATCGGGTCAGTTTCAGTTTGGCACCGATGGTGGTTCGTTTAACGGCTGGGCTCCGGCTGATGACGTAACGCGTCAGATGCACCGCGACGGTGGCTGGTCAGAGTTCTCCGCAGCTTCTGACCTTCTTCGACAGCACGTTGGTGCTGTTTCTCTTGGCGAAGTTAGCGATGGCGCACAGCTTTACTACCAACGCGAAGCGAACGGCGCGGCGATTGACTTTACGTTTACTGACGAAGTTAACGAAGGCGTTCAGATCTATGGCGACGCAACCAATGGTAACTTCGACACTCGCGTATTTTTCAAAGCTTTTGTTCGCGAGCAGGGCTTTAAATACAAATCGTCCACCTTGGCCGACACAGCTCAGACAGCCACCGGCGCATCAACTCTGAACGTCCTTTTGTCAAACGAAGACGACCTGAAGATTACAGATACCGATGCGAACGTGGCGACAATTTTGCCATATACTGCCGTAACGGTTGAGTATTTCGGCGTCGACCAGACAACTTATGACATTGGCGCGTTCCCATTCCGGGTGATTGTCGACAACACTGCGGCAAACGCTACGCTCGAAGAGATCTATACTAAGATCCAATACCTTCTGCGCCAAAACATTGATATCGATTAAGGTCTAAGTGGCGTCATGGGTAAGACGGCTGACGAGCTTTGTTTCTTCGTTGGCGATACGCTTTATACAACTCGCGGCGTGTTTATCGACGGTGTTATTGCGGCCGATCTTAACCGCGTGGTGTTCCTCGACCAGAACGAACTTGAGCGTCTATACGCATTTACATCCGCAGGCGCTTTGAACTTTAACAACTTCCTGGCAGCGGGTGCCGCTGGTTACTACATCATGTATTTCGCAAACGATGATGCTGGTGACGACCTTGGGGCCGACTACGCTACGGCAACTGCCGAAGTCGTGAATGACGCAACAGGAACGCCTATTCAGGGAACGATCTCTGCGGGTAGTCTGAACTTTACCTACGACTTTGACGGTAACGTTCAGCGTGGCGCCACCTCGTTCGGCACAGACGCTCCTGTCATTGTTGTTGCTGGTAACAAGGGCGTTGCGAAGCCCGTTGTTGCGACAGGAACGATCTCGCGCTCGAAGTCGAACAACGTAACGCTCGTCGCCGAGCAGGACCGCGCATACGTCGCGTAACTGGAGGCAACTTTGCCTATCACAATTGACGGCCAAAGTAAGCTGATGACACTGGACTCCACTGCTGTAACGGCAGTGGAGCTTTGGTCGGCATGGGTCGACTGGCTAGAGATTTCGGAAAATAGAAAGTGGAGCCTGGCCTTCTCTTTGGTTGGCACGGACCCGCTTGGTGAAGGAATTTTCGTTCCTCCATATTTCTTCTTGCTAAACGGCTGGCGCGTTCGACCAATGGAGGCCGACCACGATCTAACCGTCGATGGAAACCTTTTTGTGCAAGGTGGCGGAGTTCCTGTCATCAGAACACTAGGTCAGTATCAGGTCAACGTTAGATACGTTGTTCCGCTTGCAGCGCTTGCGTATGAGACCGGTGGGTCCACAGGGCCGACTGCTGAGCAGATAGCGGCAGCCGTAAGGGCCTCTATCGCTACAGAGCTTGCTTTAATCAGAACAATCCCCGCATTATTCTGATCCTAAAACAATTTGCCTTTCGTGATCGCTTCTGGTAATTTAAGTCAACACTGACTTATTTTCTCTTTAAGGAGACACGACATGCCTTCATCCACCGATAACGTCAAGCTTGGCGTCTGTAGCATTCTGTTTGATGCCGTTGATCTTGGTTACACCAAAGGCGGCGTCGAAGTTGAGGTTTCCACCTCGACCCACGAAGTCAAAGTCGACCAGTTCGGCGAAACCCCGATCGGTGAGATTATCACTGGCCGTATGGTTAAAGCGACTGTTCCTTTGGCCGAAACAACTTTGGAAAACTTGGTCGCGATTATGCCAGGTGCGGTTCTAGTCACAGACGGCACTGATCCTCTGAAAAAGCGGGTCGATGTTCCAACTGGTGTGAACACTAACCTGTTGGCGATCGCCAAAGTCCTCGTTCTGCGCCCCAAAGGCACAACTGGTGGCGAAGACTTTACGATCCACTTGGCGGCTACCGCTGGTGCGCTTCAGTTCGGCTACATGCTGGACAAAGAGCGCGTCTATAACGTGGACTTCAAAGGTTACGCGGACGAACTTGGTGCGCTTTTCTCCGTCGGTGACTTGACCGCCGTCGTTTAACGAACCTGGGGCCGACCACACGCGGTCGGCCCGAACCCTTCAACCTTACCCTTAAATCTGGATCTTTTATGACCAAAATTATCAACTTCAACGACCTCGCTACACCTGCAAAGATCGCTCTTATGATTGGGGTAAAAGGTGCAGAGGTTCGTCACGAAATGGCAGAAGGCACTGTTCAGAACTTCATCGATAACGCGAAGCTCGTTCAAGACCTCGGCATGAGCCCTGATCCTGTCAAGGAAATGGAAGCTTACATCACGCTGGTCAGTCGCGGATTTCCGACAATTCCCGAAGCAGAT